AGCAGCCTAGGTCCATGCTCAGATAAGCGCCGCGATGCCATTAGCCTGGCGCTTATCGGACGTGAGTTTACATCTGAACATAGAGTCAAGATTAGCGCTGCGCGTAAGGGTACAAGGGCTTCGGAAGAGGCCAGAAAGAAAATGAGCGCAGCTCAAACCGGCCGAAAGCATACGCCTGAGACTCGTAAGAAAATGAGCGCCTCGCAAATAGGCAACACGAATGCTTTAGGTTCCAAGAGGACGCCAGAGCAGATCGAACAAGTCGCGTCGTTTCATCGTGGACGCAAGCGTAGCGTCGAAACACGGGCGCGAATGAGAGCCGGAATTGCTGCTGCCAAGCAACGCGCTATCGATGCTATTAGGGGGGTGGCGTAGTGGCTACTGTAGTTTTCCGATCAGCCGTATTGCTTATCGATGGCAGCGATCTCAGCGCCAGCCTCAACGAATTATCGGTTGAGCAATCGGTGGAAACACTCGACGAGACCACGTTTGGGGACGACACCCGCATCAATAAGGCCGGGTTGTTCACCGACATGATCAGCGGCGGTGGGCACGCGGAGTTCGAGGCCGAGGCGATCGAGGACATCGTGTTCAACCGCGTCGGGACGGACGGAACAGTATTCGTGGTGTTCCCGAACGGAATCACCGAAGGGACCGTGACGGAGATGGGCTACGCGATGCTTGGGGTGATCGAGGACTTCACGATCGGTGGGTCGGTCGGAACGCTGTTGCCGATCTCGTTCTCGGTCCAGAGCCGTGGGCTTGTGCCGTGACACGACGTGACTGTTTGCGCCTATTGCCGTGCGTTGTTGGGTGGTCTAGTGGATGGGCTGTCACGAAATCTGGTGACGCCGCTGTATGTTGCGGCTATGCGCTCAGCATCGGCGAGATCATCGCGACGATCAAACTCAGGGACCATGTGCTGAAGATCACGTGTCGCAATCTTGCGCAGACTGGCGCAGACCTTAAGCGGATCGTGGAGCGAATAGAGTCGGCAGGCCGCGTGCTGCTCCCGCTGAGTGCTGCCATCACCGACGTAGGTCTAAGGATTGGCGCTGTTGAGCGTTATGCAGTTAACACGCGATTGCAGTGCTAGGAGTATACGCCGTGCAGCGAATCACCAGAACCGGCAAGCCGGACGTGAAGCGGCCGGTTCCGAAGACGAAGACCGTGACCAAGGGATCCTGATATGTCGCTAGTGAGAGCGATTCCGATCAAGGACTTCCGGAGCGCAGCCAACGCGCTGTCGACGACCGCTGTCGGCACAGGGACAGCCTTCAGCACGCAGCCGCCAGATGCCGGCGAGGCGCTGTACGCGGCGTTGCACCTGACGGGCGTGAGTTCCGAGGATGCAGCCGATCGCTCGCTCGTCATGACGGTGCAGGCCGCGAGCAGTAGTGGATTTTCGCCGCTGACGACGGAGATCACGTTCTCGCTGACGAGCGCGCGCGGATCGACCTGGCAGCGGCTGGCGAGCCCGAGCACGGACCACCCATGGCGGCGGGCGAACTGGACGATCTCGACGGTCGGTTCGACGGAAGGTGACTACGCTGGGCTGGTTTGGATCGGGTTCAAGTAGGTAATGGAGGTTGCGTAATGGCGACAGTGGTTTGGCGGGACGCGATGCTGTGGGTCAATGGTGTTGACCTCAGCGACGATATCGAGTCCGTGACTCTCAATCGCGGCAGCGAAATGCTGGACTCGACCGCGATGGGCGATGACACGCGCATCAACAAGGGCGGTCTGTTCACGTGGTCGCTGGATGTGAACTTCCATCAGGACTTCGCGAGCGCGCAGGTCGATGCGACGGTCTCGCCGTTGCTGGGCACGACGACGTGCTTCGAGTTGCGGCCGCACAACAGCTGTTCGACGACCATCAATCCGAGCTACACCGGGATTGGGATCGTCGAGAGCTACAACCCGATGGGCGGGTCGGTGGGGTCGCTGCTGGATGCGCCGATGACGATCCAGTCGGCCGGAACGCTGGGCCGATCGATCGCGGCCACGTAAGGGGCCTGGTGCGTGCTGCAGGTCACAGGCCACCGCGGCCAGCTACGTGTCGGCTACCAAGTCGCGGCCGAGTTGGGACCGTGGCGACTCGAGTTAGCGCCGCAGTTGCCGCGGCGCTATATGGTGCGCGCGGCCATTGTGGCTGTGTCGGGATACTGGCTGGATCAGCGGCCATTGGTCTTGACGCTGGACGTGGGGCCGGATGTCTGGACCTGGCCGGTTGACGATCCTGGCGCGCTCGATCGGCAGGTGGAGACGGTCGTGATCGGCGCGCCCACGATTGAGCGTGGCGCGGCCATGCGCGAAGAAGAGGAGCGACACATTCGATGAGCAACCACTGGACGGTCACGCCGGAAACGAAGCGTATCGAGAACCTGGAGTTCCGTGGGCGGAGCTTCTGGATCGAAGTCAAGCAGCAGCTGACCAAGGGTGAGAAGGACCACGTGCGGACATCCGGATTCCGGGCCGTGACTGGTTTCGGCGGGTCTGACCGGCCGGGTCGCGTCGGTGACGCCAAGGAGCCGCAGATCGTTGTGGACTGGGCCGCGCAGTCCATGGCCCAGACGCTGGAATATCTGGTGGACTGGTCGCTGGCCGACGACAAGGGGAACAAGCTGCCCTTGAGGCCACCGAGCGCCAAACTCGATACCGTCAACGCCCTGCACGAGGGGTTGTACGAGGTCATCGAGGCCGCCATCGCGGCACACGTGGAGGCGCAGGACCGCGAAAAAAAAGTGACCGCTGGCGAGCCCGCGCCGAGCGCGATATCAGCCTGATGCGGTGGCTCAAATGTTCGTATGCGGACCTTCAGGTGATGCCGGAGGGCTACGACGACGTGGCGATCGAGATGGCCCAGCAACTGGTGCGGGAACAGCGCGCGGCGGCACGCAGCCGCGGGCAGCGGTGACCATCGATGGCGCTCAACATCGGCGAGATTGTCGCCACGCTAAAGATCAGAGATGAAGCCTCCGCGGCCTTGAAGATCTTTAGTCACAACCTCAAACAATCCGGAACAAATCTGCAGCGCGTCGGCACCCAGGTCCAGAGTGTCGGCTCCGCCTTCCTGCCGTTCTCGGCGGCCGTCGCGGGCGCGGGCATCGCCTCGTTCAAGTTCGGGAAGGACTTCGAAGCGACGATGGACCGCGTCGGGAACATGACGGACATCGGCGTGGAGAACGTTGAGGCCATGTCGCAGGCCGTGCTCGACATGGCGCCGACGGTCGGCATTGGGCCGACGCCCCTGGCCGAGGCGCTGCTCGTGGTGGCGTCGACGGGTCTGAAGGGCGCGACGGCCCTCCAGGTGCTGGAGAGTTCGGCCAAGGCGTCGGCGGTCGGGCTCGGCGACACCAAAGACATTGCGCGGGCGGTCACGGCGGCGATGACGGCCTACGGCGTGGAGAACCTCTCTGCGGCGGCGGCCTCCGACAAATTGTTTGCGGCGGTCCGAGCCGGCGGTGCGGAGGCGACGGAGTTCGCGGGCACGCTCGGCCGCGTCGTGGGTATTGCCTCGCAGGTGGGCGTGTCGTTTGACGAGGTGCTGGCGTCGGTGGCGACGTTCACGCGCCTCGGTGTGAGTGCCGAGGAGGCGGTCACAGCACTGCGCGGCACGATGGCCACGTTGCTGAAGCCGTCCAAGGATGCGACCGACCAGCTGGCGGCGATGGGCTTATCGATCGACGAGGTGCGCAAGAGCGTGCGCGAGCGTGGGCTGATGGTCACGTTGACGGAGTTGGTCGCGTTGACGAAGGGCAACGATGACGCGCTGGCGGCGATCGTGCCGAACATCCGCGCGTTGGCCGGCATCATGGGCACAGCCGGTGCGCAGGCCGACGCGTACGCCGACAACCTGACGGCCGTCAAGAACGCCAGCGGCGACATTGGCCGGGCGGTCACAGAGACGAGTAAGACCGTCGACAAGCAATGGCGGGATGCGCTGGCGGCTGCGAATACGGCCGCGGTGGCCCTCTTCAACACGTTCAAGGGCGAGGCGGGCGGATTTGTCGGTGCAATCGCCGGCATGGCCAAGGCTGCGGTGGGCTTCGCCGAGGGGATGCGCGAGTGGCCGCCCATGGCCCGGACCGCGACGCTTGGGATCGCGGCGCTGCTCGCCGTGGCTGGCCCGGGGTTGATCGCGCTCGGGGCGACGCTGCGCGTGGCCGGATTCGCGCTACAAGGGCTCGGGCTGTCGGCCAAGGTGGCCGCGACTGGCATGGCACTGCTGGCGAAGTCAGCAGGCGTTGTCGGTGCCGCGATCGGCGGCTGGGCGATCGGCATTTGGATTAGTAACCTGCGGCTGTTCGGTGCCGAGACGCTGTCACTCGGCGAATCGTTTGAGTTTGGCGCGACCAAAATCTCCAACTGGGTGCGCGGCATGAAGGATGTGAGTGATGCCGACATCGAAGCCGCCATCACCAGCCGGCGGCATGCGCAGGCGGTGGGCGGCCAGCAGCAGGCCCTGGAGCAGTCGGCCGGGGCGACCGACGACGTGGCCGTCGCCTTGGCGGACCTGCAAAAGGCGCTGGACGGCGCGGGCGAGGGGATGCAGCGCTTCGGCGCCGTGACTGAGGAGCAGATGCAGGCGGCGACGGATGCCGCCACGGAGTACCGGGCGTTCCAGAACATGCTCGGCGAGCGCGAGATTGAGAACGCGGCGCGTGCCATTGAGGCGAAGACGAAGATGGACACGGACTACCG